CCCAAGTGAAAGTCAAAGCCATCGAGGGCCTGCGTGTGCCCCAAGAACTGGACCCGCGCTCGTACATCGAGCAAGAGCCCGTCGACGTTGACGTGACGCCGTACTACCTGCGTCGCCTCGCCGATGGCGACCTGGTCGAGGTGCCTGACGACACCGAACACGCGGGGGCCTGACATGGAACAGGTCAAGAAGATCGTGGTGAAGGCACGCCGCACCGACTCATTGTTTCTGGCTGCAGCCATTGCTGCCACAGCAACCGCCGGCCTGGGCATGGGCGCTCAAGCCAGCCTGCAGGCCCAGCCTGGTCACACCAAGGCCCGCCACGACCGCAGCACCGGCCCCAAGCGCCAGCCCCGCAAAGAGACGCAGGACCGCCTGGCCGCAGCTGAAGCCAAGCGCCAGCGCCGTCAGGTTCGCAACCTCGCACACGCATGGGCAGGCGGCATCGCCTTCGCCTGATCAACCGCACCACCTGGAGCCAACATGGCCAGCCCCAACATCTCGTTCGACACGATCCCATCGAGCATCCGCAAGCCGGGTGCATACATGGAGTTCAACACCCGCCTGGCGGTGCGCACGTTGCCCAGCAACAAGCAGCGCCTGTTGATGATCGGTCACCGCCTGGCAGCCGGCACCGTGGCCGCCAGCCTGGCCACCAAGGTGTTCAGCGATACCGAAGCAGGCACCTACTTCGGCCAGGGCTCTGTGCTGCACTGCATGGTCCGGGCAGCCATCACGGCCAATCCCTACGTCGAGATCACCGCTGTAGCAGTGGACGATGCGGCCGGCGGTGTCGCCGCGACGGGCTCGGTGGTGTTCGCTGGTGGCAATGCTCAGGGCGGGTCGCTGATTTTGGGTGTTGCCGGCCGCACGGTCGAAGTGGCGCTGACAGCCGAAACGCCCGCCCAGATCGCCACGGCCCTGGCCGCAGCCATCACCGCCAAGCCCGAGTGGCCGGTCACCGCCAGCGCAGCTGCAGGCACGCTGACCATCGCCGCCAAGAACAAGGGCGCCGTGGGCAATGACCTGGCCATTGAGATCACATCCAAGTCGGCAGGCTTCACGGCCACGATCACGCAGATGAGCGGCGGCACCGGTGAGCCTGACATCACCGCCCTGCTGGCCAGCCTGCTGCCATCGTCTGACGAGATCCTGGTCACGCCGTTCGCGGGCACGGCTCTGCCTGGCAGCGCCATCAAGCCGCACGTGGACACGCGCTCCTGTGTATGCCAGCCGCAGCACGCTGTCCTCGGCGACCACGCTGGCCACGTCGCTGAACCATGGCCGCAGCACGCTGGCGTTGCTGCCTGGCAGTGCCACCCCCGGCCATGAAATCGCTGCAGCGTATGCGTCGGTGATCGCCTTCGAAGAAGACCCCGCCCGCCCGCTCAACACGCTGGTGCTGGTCGGCGTCAAGCCGCCCACGCTGGCCAGTCGCCTGTCTCGTACCGAACAAGAGGTGTGCTTGGCCAACGGCGTCACGCCGCTCATCGTGGGCCCGGGCGAGCAGGTGCAGATCGTGCGTGCCGTCACCACCTACACCACCAGCGCAGCAGGCACCACCGACATCTCGCTGCTCGACCTCACCACCATCCGCACGCTGGACTACTGCCGCAAGGCCTGGCGTGAGCGTGTGGTGCTGCGCTTCCCCCGCGAGAAGAAGACCGACGCCATCAAGCGCCAGGTGCGCTCCGAGCTGCTCGACGTGGCCTACAAGCTGGAAGAGCTGGGGATCATCGAGCACGTCGACGACAACAAGGATGGCTTCATCGTCGAAGACGACAGTCAGGACCCGAACCGCCTGAATGCCCGCCTGCCCACCGACGTGGTCAACGGCCTGCATGTGTTCGCCGCCCGCATTGACCTGCTGCTGTGATCCTGCAGCCGCTTTGAAAGGAGATTTCCATGGCTACTGAAGAATTCTGCGGCGCGGTGGTGCTGGAGGTGGACGGTCAAGAGATCGATTGCACCAGCCTGTCTGTGCAGGTGAGCACCGGCCGCTCTGCCGTGAAGACCATGAACCGCAAGCGCCAGATTGCGGGCTTCAAGCAAGGTGTCACCACCTATGAACTGTCGCTCACCGTGGTGGTGCCCAAGGATGGCAAAGAGCCCAATTGGGCTGGCATCGAGCGCGGCAAGGTGACCCGTGAGACCATCGACGGCACCGGCGAACGCGTGTCCTACCTGGACTGCTTCACCGTCAGCGTGGGCCACACCTTCGATGTGGACAACGAAGCGCGCAAGTCGATCACCATGATCGCGGCACGTGAAGTGAAGGAATGACGCCATGACGATCACCACCAAGGGCGTGCTGCCCATCGGCGTGGAAGTGGACGGCGTGCTGCACCGCGACTTCGAGATCCGTGGCGCGACCGTGGGCGACAACATCGACGTGACCGAAGAGATGGCGGAAGCCGATGAGGCAGCCACGCCGCTGCGAATCGGTACCGCCATGATGGCCCGCCAGCTGGTCAAGCTGGGCACCTTGCTCCCTGAGCAGATCACCACCGAGCTGGTGCGAACCATGCACACCGCCGACTGGAACAAGCTGGACGCGGAAAGCTCGGCCCTGGAAAAAAAGCTGCTGGGCGTCGAGCAGACGCCCGAAGCAACTGGTGGCTTCACGTCCTCGCCTGGTGCATCCAGCGAGGTGTTGACCCCAGGCACATCCAGCAGCTGAGCATGGATGAGCTGTTGTGGCTCATCAACCAGTGCAACCGCCCCGCCCCTGTGCGTGCAACCCGGCCAGCCAAGCCGGGCCCGGTCATCACCAAATCTGAGCCCATCACCTACGTGGCCACGCGCCGCAAGTCGCAGCAGCAACCAAAGCCATGAACAAAGACCTCAACCTGGCCATGACGATGTCCCTGAAGGACAAACTGGTCGCGCCGCTGCAACGTGCGGTGGCTCAGGTCGAGCGCAACTTTCGTGATGTCAGCACCCAAGCGCAAAGCGCTGCACGCAGTGCTGCCGATCTGGCTACGAGTCTGGCCCGCGTCGGGCGTGAGGCGTCGAACACCCGCCAGGCCGCGTCCGAGGTGCGCCGGCTGGCCGATGAGACGGCCCGGGCCCGCACCGAGGCTCGCGCGCTCGATGGCACCTACCGCGACCTGAATGGTCGTCTGCGCAATGCCAACGGCAGGTTTGTGGGCGGTGCTGGCGGTGGTGGTGCCTCAGGCATGGGCGGCGGATTGCTGGCAGGCGCTGCGGGCGCCTATGCTGGCTCTCTGGCGTTCAGCCATGTTGTGGCCACGCCCCTGCGTCAGGCTGCCGACTACGACACTGCGCTGCGCCAGCTGGCCAACACCGCCTACGGTGGTAAGCCCCTTGCCGATCGCCGGGCAGGCATGCGCACGATCGACTCGTCCATCACCAGCGCCGTGCGCGCCGGCGGCGGTTCACGTGACGATGCACTGGCTGCCCTCAATGAGATGGTCGCCAGTGGCGTGTTTGGCGAAGACCCCAGCGCGGCCATGTCGGCCCTGCCGGTGCTGATGAAAGGCGCCACCGCATCCGGCGCCCGTGCCACAGACCTGGCCACCATCGCCATACGAGCCAAGCAGTCGATGGGCATCAATGATTCGGCCGGCCTGGCCGAGCTGCTGGACCGCTCCATGGCAGCTGGCCAGGCTGGCGGTTTCGAGCTGCGTGACATGGCTAAGTGGTTGCCGCAACAGATGGCAGCGGGTCGCAGCATTGGCCTGTCTGGTATGTCGGGCATGAGCACACTGCTGGCGGCGAACCAGGCTGCGGTCATCACAGCAGGCTCCCGTGACGAGGCTGGCAACAACCTGGTCAACCTGCTTGGCAAGATCAACAGCCAGGACACAGCCCACGATTTCCAGAAGATGGGGATCGACCTGACGGGCACCCTGGCCAAGGCAGCTGGTCAGGGCATGAACGGCCTCGATGCCTTCGTGGCGCTGGTCGACAAAGTGGTGGGCTCCGATCCGAAGTTCAAGCGCGCGCAGGCTGCCGCACAAGCTGCGACCGGCACCGACCGTGCACAGGCCAATGAGGCTGTGCTGAACCTGATGCAGGGTTCATCCA